AAAGCGTATTGCGGGTAGCGCGGCAGACTTCAAGAGGCAGATCGAGAATACTCGTGGGCGTCTAGAAGCAGTGATGTACAACCTAGAATACCTGGTAGATTCGTTCACTGCGCTTATTGATTGGGGTGTAGATGAGGCGTCAACGCCACGCGACCAGCTACGGGAACTAAAAGAGATAGCGTCGTTTTCCAATACTGTGATAGGAGACACGACGATCAATACTGGGGACTCACACCCTGTTCGGCAAATCCAAAGGTTGGTAAAGCTGATAGCCGTTGCGGGTCAAATCGAAATCGTATCCGAGACACCGTTCACTTCGGCGGAGGACGCGGGGGAAGTCCGCGGGGAGCTGCTCGGTACTATCACTGACATTATGTCGTCGCCGGCGACGTCGGATGACCTCTACGCGGCCTTGGCGGACGGCAAGCAGGCAGTCTTCGAGGACTTGGAGGCCCGGATAGTGACGCTTCCCCGCGTGTTAGACATCACACTACCTTACCCCGACAACACGCTTTCGTTGATGTATGCCTATTTCGGAGATCTCAAGGACGAACAAGACTTTATCGACCGAAACGGGATCGTGCATCCGGGATTCCTTCCTACCGGACAGCCGCTAAAGTTGAGGGTGCGTGATGCTTCTTGATGCCGACAAGAGTAGTATCGACCTCCTCATCGATGGGACGTCCTTCACGGGGTGGGAGTCGTTCTCGGCTACGTTCGATATGGAGTCGCTCGTCTCATCCTTCCGTTTAGATTTACACGACTCGGGGAACGTCCTGGCGGACGTTGCGTCGTCTGACCTGAAGACCGGCGCGGCCTGCCGGATATCAATATCCAACCCACTCGTTTCGATACCCACCCCGGTTATCGACGGATTCTTGACCAACACCTCGCGGTCTATCGATACGGCGTCAACGGCTTTGATGGTCGAGGGGGCGGACAAGCTCGTCGACCTACTTGATTGCTCCGCGATGCACACATCGAGGACCTGGTCTCGTAAGACATTCTCGTCGATAATCTACGACCTATTGAGTCCCTTCGGATTGTTCGTCAATCCGAACGCGCTCGGGGCGGACGACCCTCTTATCGAGAAATTCACATTGCAGTCGGGGGAGGCGGTATTCGATGCGGTAGAGCGCTTGTGCCGCTCTCAAGCGGTGCTGCCCCTCTCCTCGTTCTCGGGCGACCTCATACTCGGATACGCGGCGACGGGTAACGAGCGCGCCTTGGAAGACCTATCACTCCCCGGAAACCTCTTGTCACTCACTGAATCGGTGGATTGGACTGAGCGGTTCAGCGAATATACCGCCATCGGGCAGGGCCCAGGGGACGGTAAGCGGTGGACGAAAGAGATGCTGCAAGCGGCGGCCACGGCCACGGATACAGGCGTCACACGGTATCGTCCGAAGCTCATCATGAGTGAGAACAAGGTCACGAAGGAAATCCTCGTCAAGCGTGTCGGGTGGGAGGCGCAAGTTCGAAGCGGGCGTTCAACGGAATTCACGGGGGTAGTCCGGGGCTGGTACCAAAGGACCCCCTCGGGTATCCCGGCTGCCCTCTGGGAGAAAAACAAGCGCGTAGGACTTCGGTGCCCTGAATGGCGCGTCGATGTCGATCGGCTCATAACGAAGGTAGTGTTTTCTCTTGACGCGACCGGCGAGCTTACGACGCTAACCCTGAAGCACCCTGGGGTCTTCGCGGCTGACCCGGGCCAACGAGTGGATCTCACATGAGCACGATCGACCGCATAGGGCACCGGGTCAACGGGTTGCTCGTAAAAGGCCTCATCAAAGGGGTAACGGATTCCGGGGACCTACAACTTGTAAAAATCGAGACGCTCTCCGGAGAGGTGCAAGGCGGCATAGAGCGTCTTCAGCCCTACGGTATAACTACCTCGCCCCCCATCGGTAGCGAGGTGGTGGCGGGCCACCTGAACGGAAACAAGGACCACGGGGTAGTACTCGTCGCGGATTCGGGAGCCTATCGCGTGACCGGCCTCGGCGCCGGGGAGGTGGCCATCTATTCGCAACACGGTCAGAAGATACTGTTGAAGACGGGGGGCGCTGTGGAGATTACGGCGCCCGGGGGTGTATCCGTGGGGGCTGGGTCGGATGCGGTGGCCCTGGCGGCGAAAGTTGACGTACTCTGGGCGACCTTTTACTCTATGTTTTCAACCTGGGTTCCGGCCCCCCAGGATGGCGGATCGGCGTTGAAGGCCGCGTTCACCGCGGCGTTCGCGTCGCCGCCCGCATCGGTAGCGAGCACAAACCTAAAGGCGGACTGATATGGCTGAATCTTTTGAGGATTACGGTGATTTGAAATTCTACTACGGGTTCCTACCGCCTAACGCACCAGGCCCGGCGGACATAAGGGTTACCGGTGCCGTGCTTCACAGGGACCCGGGATTCGAAACGGCGAACCTTATTTCCCTCGGGTCGGATGCTCGAGCGGAAGAGCAAGACGTTTTACCTCAGGGATTCAAGTCCCACTCGGGGTTCTGGGGGTCGGCTGTTACAGGTGACGAGATCGGGTCAAAGTTGTGGCTCCTTGGCCGGTCCGTAATAACTGAGGAGGTACTCCGGCAGGCGGAGCAGTGGGTGAGGGAGAGCCTTCAGTGGAAAATCGACGACGGTATTGATGCCGACATACGAGTAACCGCCACGCGTGGCGGGGAGAACCAAATCAACTTTATTATTAGGGAGCACAGGACGCTTGGTGATGTGGTAAACCAGCGGTACTATATCAATTGGGAAGCACAACGGCTCGGGAGGCTTGCATGACATACCCACGGCCTACGCTGGAGACGATATATTCTCGGATAAAGGCCGATATGGAGGGGTACGTAACGGAAGGCGTACCAATACCTCGGCGTAGCCTCCTTGGTATCCTCGCTCTCATCTTTGCGGGGGCTATCCACCTATCCTACGGGTTCCTCGTATGGATGGCTAGGCAACTGTTCGTCGACACTGCGAGCGGCGAGGGGCTTGAGCGTTGGGGTAGGATATACAACCTACCGCGCAAGGCCGCGCAGTATACGACGGGGTATGTAAAATTTACCGGTACCGCCTCGACGGTTGTGGCTTCGGGAACGGGGTTGGTAAACGGCGAGGGCAAAGAATATGAGACCGAGGCCGCCTTTACAATAGGAACTTCCGCGTCGGTGTCCGTAGTCGCAGTTGAACCCGGGGCGGCTTCGAATACTAGGGAGGATACCCTCACGTTGAGCAGCCCCGATGCAAATGTCGCTAGCGTGGTTACTATCGTCAACGCCGACGGGACGGCCCCCGCCACGGTAGGGTTCGACAATGGAGTAAACCTGGAGACTGATGAGGCGTGGACGCTCCGTTTGTTGCAGCGCTCGAGGAACCCCCTTGGGTGCGGTAACCCGGGGGACTATATCAGGTGGGCGTTGGAAGTCCCCGGCGTAGACCGTGCGTGGTGTGTCCCCTCGGAGATTTGGGCGAACGGAGCCGGACGCGTGGCGGTCTTCGTCGCGAGGATAAATACCGAGGGGGACCTTGCGTCGGTATCCGCGTCGGTGCTGCTGGATGTCGGGACGTATATTGAAGGTATCCGACCGATACCCGCGCTGGTGGAGTATTTCACCGTGGACGAGATACCGGTATATTTCCGTATTTCAGTGACACCAAATAATCCGGATATGCGGTCGGCTATAGACGCGCAGTTGCGGCTCATGTTCAACACGGAGACGGAGCCGGGGGGGACTATCCTGCTATCGCATATGAGGCGAGCGATAGGCGCGGCCGGTCCGGACGACTACGAAATTACTTCGCTTACTGTCGGGTTTTCAGAGGTGTACGACCCTCCGGAGGACGTTACGAGAAACTATCCGGAGATTCTTCGGTTCAACGGATCAACTTACACGGACCTGACATGACGGTATTCGACCAATACAAGCTCCCACACAGGTACACCCGTGAAGGGTATATGTGGATGCTCGCGGGACTCCTACCGAAAGGCTTCATTTGGTTCGGTCGCCATCTTACCGTGGGGCGTATAGTCCAAGACATTTCCGAGGGGGATACGGGGTGGCAGGACGGCGAGGCCTATACTACCGAGGTCCAGGACGTATCGGAGGTATCCGGGTACGGAGATTTGTTGCTTCGCCTGCTCGCCTGCTTTGGGGCTGAACTCGAACGCTTGGGGGATGACGCGTACCAAGTGCTAAATGAGTCCGACCCAGGATCCGCCGTTTGGTTCCTCGCTGATTGGGAGCGTGTCCTCGGTTTGCCTGAAACCGAAATTGCGGGCTTACCCCTTACGCTTGAGGAGCGCCAAAGGCAGGCGCACGTCAAACGATTTCATGCGGAAGAAATTACGACGTCAGCTTGGTACATCGCCTATGCGGCCGCCCTCGGATTTGGAATCACGGTAGAAGAGCTTCCGGTATGGTGTAACGCGCGGATTTACGGGGCTGCTCAACACGGTCTAGAGCCCTACGGAGGGACGCGCGGTTATTCGGAATTACGGATAACGATAAACAGTGCGGATAGTGATATAGCCATACTGCAAGCTATGCTTAGTCGCCATAAGCAGGCGCATGTGACGATTGAATACATTGATGCCACCTGAAGAAGGGGGACACCTTGACCGAATACGTAAAGATAATACGCCAAAACAAAACGCTCAGCGGGCTCGCCAACAAACAGATCGGGGTAGAGACCGCGGCGGACGTCGATCTCGGCTATTGCGCCTGGGGCGGCAAGGACGCCAACGGGCATATAACCCGATGGTTGGCCGCGCGGGAGCCCGGGTTACTCACGACATTGAAGCTCTCCGGAGGGTCGACTACGGGGTCGGTAGGCCTTCTACAGCACGATACTAACGGGTTGATCTCCGGCGGTATCAATAGCTGGGCCGATTTCACGACGATAATAACCGACGCTCCTTCGGGGGGGGAAGGTGGGCCGGGTACAGGTACCCCGGGGACACTCCCAATATGGGCAACTACGTCCACCTTGGGGGATTCCGCCGTAACTCAGTCGGGGACCCTAATAAGAGTGAACGCCGCCGCGACGTCGCACACGTTGTCCCACGGGATAATTACTCCTGCTCTCGAGGTAAATACGGCCGCGTATATAGATGGGGTGCTAAATACGTACGGACAACACACAGCGGATAACGATATAAATCTTTTGGATATGAAGAGTGTAACTCTTGGTACGGGTATTGATGCCGTGCTTAGGTGGGATACCGTTCAGAGTCCAGATACCTTACTGTTGGGCCTCGGGGCGGATAGCAACACGTTGATAGTTTCTCGCAAGGCGGATATGACCACCAATTTCGATTACCCTCTCCGGACAGACCCGACAATTTTCATCCGCGGGGCGGGTGTGACGTCGAACGAATACTTGGCGATTTCCGACGGGCTTATCGAAACGGGGGCGGGTACGCCTTTCCTCCGGCTAAACATCGCGGGGGGTGCGGGTAGCATCTATGCAGGCAGCGTCAACATGTACTCCGGCGTGACTTATTCTGTCGGGGTAGGGAATACCGTGGTCGTCGCAAACAGCTACACAATGGCCCTCGGCCGTGATCTGACGGTTGGGGGGGTCTATAACGCGGTATTCGGGCGGGGGCATACGGTGGCCAACGACGGTAACCTCGTCGGGGGTATATACCACTCCATCTCCGGGTCTTACAACCTCATCGGAGGCGCGAATAATGGTTCCGTGGGGGACTATCCGTCCCTTGGGTTAATCTACGGGGAACTCAACCTTTCCAATTTTGACCACACAACTCTATCGGGAAAGGAGGCTAAGGCGCTCTGGTCCTACGGGCGCTTTTTTGCCACGGGGAAGCTCGCCGTTACCGGGGATGTCCAGGGGTTCGACGGGGTATTCCTTCGGCGCCACACGGCGTCCACGGTTGAGGTCGAGCTCACGTCGACAGGCTCCGGGGCCTCTCCGTTATTAGTACCGATAGGAAGCATGATGAGCTTTGTAGTAGTTGTCGGTGGGTCCTATGAGGGCGGCGACGGACTCGAAGCGCATGCTTATCTGGTGTTGGCTGTCCACACCCCGGCAAACGGGGTCGTGATATATTCTGTCGAAATGGCGAACCCTACGTTCGGGGCAAGCCTCAGCAACGGGTGTGGACAGGTTCGCATATGGGCTAATTCTACCGGCGATGGTGTTGGGATCTTCGTTACCCCGTCAACGACCGATCCAATTAATTGGTTCGCCTCGATAACGGCCGGCGGGATGTGCCCATCGGGATATTTGGCGCCGTGCTGACGTATTATATCAACCTCGAAGCTTCTGGGGAAAGGCGGGAGGCAATGGTCTCCGTGTGGGGTCGTGGGGAACTTACCCGCATACCCGCGGTGGATGGTGCGGTTTGGTCGGACGGCACTTTCGACCACTTCGGGCGATACAATTGGCGTAAACCAGCCCTGGAGGCTTTGATCGAGGGGAGTGCTATACTTAAAGAATATAGGGGGTATTACCGTCTGATGCCGAGGGAATACGGATGCAACCTTTCTCACGAGCTCGCGTGGAAAACTTTTCTGAAAACCCGCGAGCGCTATTGCGTAATTCTGGAGGATGACACCGAGCCCGCCGGTAACGCGATAACCTCTGGATTAGGCAGTTCGTTGGAAGGGGTATCCCCCGGCGTAGACCTCCTATATTTGTTCTCCTGTAGTCATCCCGGCGACCGTATAAGGACCCTACCAGACGGCCGTGTGCGCGCGGTACGGTCGTTAATGGGTTACCGTATCAACCGGAAAGCCGCCGAGCTTATGGTCCGTGCGGCTCATCCGGCTGTGTACCAGACCGATTGGCAGATACCCTTCAGACTATCGGAGCCTCTTAAAACGCTTACACGTGACGGAAAACTCCATCCGAACGTGTGGGAGGATTTACCGGTATTGGATGTTAGGGGGGTCAAAGAACCCCTGGTCAAGCATTCAAAACTTGCTAAGATATCGACCTTCACTTCTACAGGAGATAAACTATGGATACCGAAGTTCATGCTGCCCTGATAGACCTCCACCGCTGGCAGAACGACCACCAGAAGGACCACATAGACCTCGCGAGATACCTCGGCGCGGTAGACGCCAATTACCGCGCGATACAGTTAGCTCTTGTGGACCTCACCACGTCGAACGGGAAAATTCTCGACGAGCTTGCCACGCTGAAAGGGCAATTCCTTGCCGAGCCCGCCCGAAGAAAAGCCGACATCGAACGCCACGTCGACGAGTGCCCTTTTCGGGAGGGCGTCCACGCGGCTGTGACGGAGGACACACAAACCCGGTTTCGGGTACAGCAACGCCGAGACGAGGATTACGCCGATACCGCTGTTCCGCGGCGGGGTAGTCGGGTGGTTAAATTCTCGGTATTCGGCGGTATAGGGACGCTCCTCGGGGCGGCTATTTACAAAATAGTAGAGTTGTGTAAATAAACCGTGGTATAATATCACTAACGGGAGGTTCTAAAAATGGTAAAATACCTAGTTTTGTTAGTTTTTTTAACCGCATGTTCGGGCGGCGGCGAGGGCTTCGTTTTTGACGCCGGCACCGTTGAGGCCGTGCCCCTCGACACCGTTGAGGACGTGCCCCTCGACACCGTTGAGGACGTGCCCCTCGACACCGTTGAGGCCGTGCCCCTCGACACCGTTGAGGACGTGCCCCTCGACACCGTTGAGGACGTGCCCCTCGACACCGTTGAGGACGTGCCCCTCGACACCGTTGAGGACGTGCCCCTCGACACCGTTGAGGCCGAGCGGCTCACCCCCCTACGGCAGGCCTCGGGTTGTTTTCGAGACAACCTCCTCGAGGTAGATTGTTGCGCGGTGGCGGTCACGGACGGTACCTCTCGGTGTATACCCCTCCGGCAGGTGCTACCGTTACGAGGCGCCTCCTCTACCGTCGGCGGCCGGGATGACCTCGCTTACGACCCGCTGACCTCCGCTGACCGGGTAGCGGAAGGTCAACCGAAATACCAGGTGTCGGGGCCCTGGGGTAACGCGGACTACGAGGGTTCCGGATATCTAACCGGAGAGGGTTATTCCGTTCGTTATCTCGTTGGGGCGAGAACTTACTCAGGGGGGGTGTACCAGGACGGTAATCTCGTTGAGGTACCTAGGGGGTCTCGGTATTACCTCGTGGGGGATACTACCCCGACAGACGCTTTCGCAGCCCTAGATTACTACAGAGAGTGAGTTTGCAATGCACAGGACCAACGTGGACCACCATGTCGATCACCTCTTCGTGGATGTCGTTCCGGGGGTAACCCCCGGAACGGTCGACTCGGCCCTTGACGCCAACGCTTGGCAGGAGGAGCTCGCCAACGTCGTCGAGATGACGGGAGGCACGCTTGCCGCCGACGGTGAGGCCGATGCGGCCTCGGGGTGGCATCAGGTCTATGATGCCATATTCGCCGGAGAGAACCTCGACACGGGGGCGCTTGCCGAGGGCGCGGTGACGGCCGAGAAGCTCGCGCTCCCTTTGGGTCTGACCGCGGGGGGTATTTACACCTTCGAACTGGGGCCTGAATTCCTCGAATACGTTCTCGAAGGGAGCCCGGGGTTTTTCAAAAAGGCGCATCACCGTGCCGGGGTAACCGAGTATGAGAATTTCGGGGTAGCGTCCGAAACTGATGGGCGCGGCGCCCGCTACTCCAACGGCCCGGGAAACGACGAGGGCTTCAAAGCGGCCTACCTTCGAAAGGCAGCTTACGTATTGACCGAGGAAACCTGGACAGAGGTAATTGCTTCCTCGGGTTTATGGCGGGCTAATTCCGCGTATACGACAGATATACCCGGGTCGGTGGGGGTAGAGGGGTTATACGGGATCACCGTGCGATATGAGACCGTTTCCGGGGGGTACGCCTTCGGGTGCCTGTCATGCTCGGCGTCCGTCAGTGGTGGGTTCCTACGACTCGCGGACATCGTGATCCACGGTAGCCCCTACAGAACCCCCGGGTTACTCTATACAATCGTAGTAGAGTACGACGCGTCAACCGTTACGGTTACGTAGAGGCCTTCAGCGCCTTGTAGGCGTGGTCCAATTGTTGGTACTGTCGTCTGAGGTTCCGCATGTCGAAGTCTTTTTCGACGATGAGGTCTTTGAGCTCGTTAATGCCTTGTTGAGCCTCACGTAGGCTTGCGTCACGTCTGGCGAGCTCTTGCGTTAACCCCTCCTCACGTTTCTCCGCGGCGGCGAGAAGATCGGCGTCGGAGGCTGCCACGTTTTTTACTTGCTTCATTTTTTCGATTCCTTCCATTTTTTCAATTCCTTCCTGTAAAGGTTGTATTTATACGCCGCCTTTGGCGACGGTGTATCGCATGTGTTCCCCGCATAACGGGATAGCGATTTGTAAATGTCCTCCCCGCATTCGTTCAGGCAGGCGCGTAAATGCCTGCATCCTGCATCGAGTTGTACTCGAACGTCGGTGGTGTTGTCACCTTTATCAAAAAAGCGGGGCATCACTTGCATCAGTCCGATCTCCCCTAGGTTCCCCTCGGCCTCCTTGTGGAAACTCGATTCCGTTGCGATGATTATCGACACGAGCGTCGGGTCGAGGTTGTACCTCTCGGAGACGGATACTATTTCTCCGGCCAAATCTACTACAAGTTCGTCTGTCTTTGGTGTGCGCATACCCGCGCGGAAACTCCGGATGTAATCCCCGACGCGGTCCACCCGGTCTACCGGTTGGCCGAATACGGCCCCCGCTACGAACAACAGGAGGCTAGCCAAAGCGCTTAACTTTTCGCGGGTCATCTCGTGCCTCCTTTCGCGCACCAGTACCCCACGGTGCTCGTTCCATTCCATTCCCTCGGTATTGGTCTACCGCTACCGAGGGAATACCCGTCACCCCCGTCGGAACCGCCGAGCTTATTTATCCACGCCAGGCCAATAACCCGCCATATCTCCTCTCCAGGGTCGGCTATGCGCGATTTAGCGCTCTGCCGGTGCGCGAAAACGTAGGACCATTTTGTGTCCCGCAACGAAAATTCGTTTTTCAAATATTCGAACAGCCTCGCCGCCGCCGCCGTCATGGCGGGGTTCAGGTAGTGGGGCCCCCCTCCGCCCATCCACAGGGTTTTAGGATCGGAGATAAGCCCCCTGTAGTTACCCTCTATTTCGATACCAATCGTTTTTTTGCTCAACCCTTGCGCGTGCCAAATTAAGTCTGTCGACGGGTTGATGATTACGACGCATCCTTCACGGGTGATACCAATATGAGCGTTGACACGGCTCCATCCCATTGGGTCTCTCGGCATCTCGCAGCCGGTCTGATGGAGCGTCACTCCGTGGATCGTGCTGAAAAGTCTTTCGCCCGCATACCACCTAGGTTTTTCATGCTTGTGCTGTATGTCGGCGAAGTCCGCCGCGCCGGTAAATTCTTCCGGGGGCCGGTCCAAACATCGCCACAAACCCGCATCTACTACCCCATCGGCGTCTATTCCGAGGAGGTTCTGGTAGCCCTTTACCGCAAGTTCTGTTTCCGGCCCGTAGATGCCGTCTACCTTGACGCTGGCGAACCCGCTCCGCGTCAGGGTCTCCTGGAGCCGTTTGACGGCGGGGCCGTGCATCCTGGGTTTGGTCAATCTCAGTCGGTTGTCCATGTACCCTCCTCCAATTTCTTGACCGTCGCGAGGGCCTCTAGAGACCTTTCGCGTATATACGATTCTCCGTATCGCGCCGCGCGCTCCAAGGCATCACGCAACACGCTTTTTTGGAGTACCAACAGACTTCTCTCCGCGTCGTGAAGGTCGATACCGTATTCAGTGCACAAGCTCTTCATCTTCCGCGAGAACTCTTGCAAGGCCTCTATAGATTCCATGCGCCCGTCCTTTTCCTCTTTTTTCATTTCGTCAACTCCCGTATAGCGTCTAAAAACGCTTTTTGTGCGTTGGTTTTATCTTCCAACGCGGCCACCATAGCCACGTCTATACTCCTCCTCGCGATCAAACGGTGCACGCGGACCGACCCCTTCACCCCCTGCCGGTATATCCGTCGTATGCCCTGATAATAATCATCTTGGTTATCCGTGAAGGAGAACCACACTACGTCGTTCCCTCCGGCCTGAAGGTTGAGCCCATGCCCCGCCGCAGCCGGGTGGAGGCATAACAGCGGGATCTCTCGGGCATTCCATCGGCGGATAAGGTCCATGCTACCCTTCGCCCCGGTGGTACCGTCTATGCGCGGCGCGTCGAACCTCTTCGACAGCTCCTCACCCTCCGCACGGTAGTAGAAGAATACGATGGCGGGTTTGCCCTGAAGCTCTTCAAGAAGGTCTTCCAGCGCTTTGAATTTCGCCTCGTGGACGACTAATCGGGAAGTAGTCACACCCCCGGCGAGCTGTCGAGAGAACGCATAATCCGCCGAGGCCGATAGAGGTAGGGCCAGGTTGAGACTTTTCAGTCTTTCCAGGGCTTCCCTTTGTACCCTATCGGGGAGGTCGAGCATGATGTCGTTCACCACGAGGTCCGGCATATCGAGGAGCCGCTCACCATCCAACCGGTAGCAGATAGGCGCGATAGCTTTGTATATCTCCTCTTCCGCACCGTCGTTGATACGCCAATCGGGGAAACCGTACAACGCGCTTGCGTTGTGGTCGCGGAAGTATTTTATCCTGTAGTGGGTCAGATAGGGGCCGAGGGCCGCGCCGCCGTCCACAAGATATATTTGCGCGAAAAGGTCGAGCATGGACTTCGGTATCGGGGTCCCCGTGAGGATATGGATCCGGGAAAAGTACCGACGCGCGAGGCGCAGTAACTTCGTGCGTTGAGACATCCAATTTTTGAACTTGCTTGATTCGTCAATGACGAGCGTTTGATATTTCCGGAGCCTCTCGGTTTTAGCGAGCCATTGCAAGCCCTCATTGTTCACGAGATGGATGTCCGCCGGGCGCGAAGCGGCCTTGTCTTTCCCCGTCCCGTGAAGCACTTCGAAAGTTAGGCCGTGAAATTGGTCCCACTTCTTAATTTCTTCCGGCCAGACCTGCGTGGCAATGCGGAGTGGCGCCGTAACGAGCACAGGGCCGAGAGCGCCCTTCCGTTTGAGCGCCGATAGCACCATGAGCAGTATCGCTGTCTTCCCCGTCCCTGGGTCCGCGAAAATTGCGCTAAGGGGCCGGTTGAGGAGAAACCGCGCGGCGGCCTTCTGGTATTCGTGGGCGATGAAAATCATCTCATAAATCCTTTCGATAGCCCCATCCGGGCTCTTGCAGCCACTGCCGGTACCTGTCCGTTTCCTTATGCACGACCTGAAACCTTTTCGAATAACGTTAGGAGGGTGTCTACGCCCTCTTTCCCCCTCGCCAAATCCGCAGTAAATCCGTAGGCCCGAAGGTTGGCCAACCGGTCCTGTTGCGTCCGCACGTGGTCGGTATTGAGGCTCGCTCCTTCAGCCTTCACTTCGACAAACGCGGCAAATCCGCCGTTGGCAAGGATAAGCCGGTCGGGCCACCCGTTCAGACCGATGACGGTTGTCGGGACGCATAGCCAACCTCGTTTTTTGCATTCATCGCGTAGATACTTTTTCACTTTGCCCTCGGGTGTCATCGTAATCTCCTAAAAGTCTGTGCTGAGCCTCGCTATGCCGTTGCCTCGCTTCGTCTGTGCCGCGCCCCGCATCGCCGTGCCTTGCCGTTGCCTCGCTTCGTCTTTGCTTCGCGTAGCGTTGCTGCGCCGTGCTGCGCCGTTGCCTCGCTTCGTCTGTGCCGTGCGTCGCTACGCGCGGCCTCGCCCCGCCGTTGCTCATTTCTTGTACCTCTTGTTGATCCAACCTTCTACGGCGAGCGGGAAACCGTGGGCCCAGGCGGGCCCCGCTTGCAGGTACTTCGCCGCCTTGTCGTAATTATCGAGCACGGTGGATATATGGCTTTCCGCTAAAATATCATCGTGCACGGTCATCACAATCCGGCAGCGGGGTAGCGTGTCGAGGTAGAGCATACCGGATACCAGTACATCGCGGGCGATAGCCTGGACGACGTTCTCGGTAAGCGACCCGCCCCAAGTCCTCACGCTCCCGTAGGTTTTACCCTGTACCCTGCCGTAATAAACTAGGTCGCCGGACACTACACTCATGTCAGGGTAATAGAGCGAACGGCCGGAAGGCAGGGTAATCGATATCGCCGACAGCCTCCCGAGCGTCTCACGTTGTACGGAGAGTCTCCCGACGCGCTCGGCCTTACCGGTATTGATGCAGCGCTTCACCGCGGATTCCAAATCCTTCCACAGCTTGCGGACCTTCGGGTAGGTGTGGTGGTAGGTATCAATGGCGCATTTAAGAGTAGCATCCCCCACCACTAGGCCTTCCGAGGCACATCTCAAACGGAACCTATCGAATTGCATTCCGAAACCGAGGCCGAGAAACGTACACTTACCAAGATGCCGGTCCACATCGGTCACGGCGGGTATAGGTTTGGTTAATATACGCCCCGCCATGTCTTTATACACATCCGTACCAGAACGAAACAGGTTAAGCGCACCCTCTTCCCCCGCCAGCCACATTACCCCGCGGGCCTCTATCGAGGAATAGTCGAAAGAGAAAAACATATGGCCCGGACGCGCGCAAATCATCGAACGTATCAACGATTCGAGGAGCGCCATCTCGTTCACACCCTCGGGTAAAGGCTCACCCGCGATATACCCCGAGATAAGCGGTTCCGCGTCTCTCGCCTTGATAGTCCCTTTGACGATATTTTGGACTTGCGCACCACCCACGGCGTCAAAACCGCCTGCGGTCCAACGACCGGTATGGGCCCCGTAGTAATTGAGGCCCCCATAGAGCGACCCGCAAACCTCTTGGTCTAAAAACGCCGAATATTTCGATACCGCCGACCCGCTCGCTTGTCGTAACTGTAGCACCGTGCGGACCTCAGGCGGGATAAACGGCTTTTTCAAAAACGCGGTTACCGTCTCCCCCTTTAAATCCGGTATATCTACGCCCTTGGAGAGCATCCACGCCCGTAATTTGGCGACCTGATTCGTCGTCCTCACCTCGGTCCCGCCCACTATTTGAGTGAGCAACACGTTCGCCGAGGACGTGAGAACGTCCACCCGTTTGCGCGCATGCTCCGCGAGCTCGACGTCTATAGGTATTCCTGCGAAATTAATTCTCTGGTCGAGTAGCCAAACTCTACGCTCACGCGGGTCGAGCTTTTTGCACTCGTGGTACACCTCTCGCTCAACCTCCACGTCCCTGAGGTTATACTCTATGAGATTTTTATAATCTTCCGTGGTGCCCTTCCACGGCATCCCGTCGGTAGCGAAAGAGGGGCTCGGGCTGCTCAACCGGAGCATCACTTTGTTGTCGCCTTTCAACGTGTCGAGCTTTAACGCCTCTGCCGCGCTCTTCAGCGACCCCGGGAGGCCTGAATAACGCGCCGCGGCGAGCGTGCACACCCATTGTTCGGGGCGCGGCAACGGCCACCCCCAAATACGGCTTAGATAATTTTCCCAAATACTCCGCTCGAAAAACGCGTAATGCGCCGCTAGCGGTTCGCCGTCCTCTACCGCCTCCCGTAGGGCGGGCGGACATCGAAAGGCTCTATCCATGCCTCCCCGCATCATTTCCGGACGGAGCACGGCGGGGAAACGGAACGCCGGAGCGGTAACCGGAAACAACGCCCCTTGTTTCTGGTGGGGTGTTGGGAGGTCCGGTATATTACGCCACGGGGCTAACGGCCATACGGGGCCGTCGTCGAACGCGTAGGCCGCGCACATCACTTGGGTAGTTTCGTGCAGGGAATACCGATAAGCCCCGACTCTCTTCAGGTCCGCCGCGCTTCGTGTTTCGAAATCTAAGTAAATCATATCGCGATCTCCCTACGTAGGACTTCCAATTCGGCTTCTATTATTTGCCGTATACGCTCCCGGCTAAGCCCTAAACGGTCCCCAATCTCCTGGTAGGTTTCGGGTGCCCCTTCAAACCCGTAATATCTTCGTATTATTACCCGGGTTCTGCTATTTGGTATTTCGTTGACTATACGGGCCACCCTCCGGAGCTTTTCGATAGTAACCATTTGTATTTCCGCATCGGTATCCTCCTCTTTACGTAACTTGTCCAAAAACTCCGTAGTTTCCTGATGGGTAGGGGAGAAATCCCTTGCGTCCATAGCCTTCTGTACTCTAGTTACCCCTTGATTAACGTATAGAGAAAGTTCCTCTACGGTGGGTTGCTCGCCCGTCGCTTGGTAGTGTTGCCAACGTGCCGTATATACCCTACGGCGGGTTTCCGATATATGGCAGGGCAGCCGAACTACTAACCCTAGGTTTTCAATATATCGCGTTATGTGGCTTCTTATCCACCAGACACAATAGGTACTCTCAGACCCTTTTTTAGGGTTGTAAGTTTCCGACGCACGCAATAACCCTATACAACCCTCCTGCCTAAGGTCGTCAAAATCCTGCCCGGTGTTTTTCGCGTACCAGTGAGCTATTTTACTGGCCATACGCGAGTTCCGCTCTACAAAATTTTCGCGCTCTTCCGCGGTCATAAGACCCTCCTTCCGTTGTGCGCCGCCGAATCGTGAAATCGGAGGTACCCTAAAGGTACACAGCGCATCCCCCCCTATTGGTCGCCTTCACCCGCGCCAATCTTGGGTGGCGTTCTCGTCCACAGCTTATACGCCCCGTAAAAATAAGGCTTATGGGGTCTCCGTCTCAAAACTCCATGAAATCGTCATCTACACCCCCCACCCCCGAGCCAGTTACCGTGTCGCCTCCCGGTACCGAATCGAAGGACCCATCAGCCGACCCGGCCCCAAAAGGTTCGCCCTTCGCGACGACCTGAAGGGATACCAAAGCTAGGGCTACCTTCTGGAATTTTTTCGGTTTGTACACGCGGTATACCACGCGTCCGAAGTACCCGGGGATGACGTCGTTCGGTGAAATCGGTTGTCCGTCCGGACCGTAGCAGGGAACGGCCGCGTCCCCCGCTTTGGGATGTTTTGAAAAAGTGCAAGCGGCGCACCCGGGGAAATACCCATCCACCAGGTCGCCGGCGGTATTGGTTTTCCCCTCGGGGTATACTCTCACGGGATTCACCCCGTCGGCTTTCAGGCTTAGTTTAGCCTCCGCCGCGACTTTCCCGATGAGCACCAGCATACGGGCTTTCAGGTCTACCAAGGCCTCCCGATCTGGGTCCTTCGGATTGAATATCGCGGAAACACTGAATCTCGGCGCCCCTGTATCCTGGTACCTCTCGGGTTCTACGATCCGCGGGAAGGATATCCGGAAGAGCGGGCTTATGTTCTTTACTCTTTCGCCGTCCACCACGCTTACCCCATTTTTCAGCTCTTCACTCAAATTCATCAAATCCATAGGTTTCTCTCCTTGTTTGACAGGCTTACCCGTCAGTTTGTTATTATTCTACCGCCGGGAAAACCTCTCGCGGTTCCCCTGTTTCTTTCGTTTTCACCATAACGAGTTTTCTTCCGCTCGAATCTATGAGCGGTGAAATGTCTTTCTTGGCGCGCCTCGCGAGCTTTTCGGCGACGCCGATTCCGATAGGCAGGACCGTCGTCTTGACGTTGCGGTAGTCGTCTATCGTCCCGCCGAGCTTAAGCTGTAGACCCGCGGGCGTCTCGTCAGGATCAGCCCACTTCCTATTCGCCTTCTGCTCTTCCAGCCGCCACCCCGCCACAGGGCGTCCCCCGAGGAGTTCCTCTCGGGCACGCTCTTCCACGCCCTTCACAAACGATTTTACGGTGCTCCCATAATCCAGGAGAAACCAGGGGGGTGTTGTCCGTTGGGCGTCCTCCGGGCGGAGCGCCTCTACCGCCACGTCGATGGTTTCTTTGAGCGCCTCCGGGCAATACCCCCGAAGGCCTCGACAACCCCAACACCACGGCCCCGTACGGTATACCGCCTCGGGTTCGTACGCCCGGCGGGCCGCCTCCCCGATGGTGGCTCGGAAGGTCTTTAAATACTCTTCCGTTAGGTCCCACTGTATAAACCCTTCGCCAAAGCCTCGAGGCTGGTATACCCCGAGGGTTACCCGCAGGCCGGGAAACGTTTCCAGGGCGGCGAGAGCGTAGAGCGATAGTTGGGGGTTTCCTACTACGTTTACCGCGCGACCGGCCCCCCACTTTAAATCTATCACGTACATGTGGGTCGCGTTCACGAGCAGCACATCCACCTTCCCCTCGATCACCCGGAAGGCCCTACGGTCCGCGGGACACCAAGCCCGGTAGCTATATTTTCGTTCCACGAACAGGTTATATCCGCCGAGAGCTTTTAAAAATTCAATGTCTTGCGCCACAGTTTCCAATAGCGCCACCGAAGCTTCCGGGAGGGCTTGAAAAAGGGCCCCACAAGGTTTACCCGTTAGCCGCGCGGCGAGCCAGGTATGAGCGTCCGTCCCCTCTTGCGCATACGTGATGGGGATCGGCGAATCTTCCGTTTCCTCTTCCGTTTCCTCTTCCGTTTCCTCTTCCGTTTCCTCTTCCGTTTCCTCTTCCGTTTCCTCTTCCGTTTCCTCCCCCGTTTCCTCTTCCTTCTTCGCCACCATTTCGACCCGAGGGGCCCCCGGGCAGGCGATCCAACGGTGCGACGAACTCGGGCGCAATCGTAGGTACGGGGGCGGTATATTAAATCCGTTCATGGTTCTTCCCCCTCCTCCGCCGCCGCCGAATCCGCCTCCTCC